TAGTCCAGTTGGAGGATGGGCAAGTTGATCCGAGGTATCTTAGGCTCTCATACTCTGGCAGCCTTGACCTTCATGCTTGCCCACGCTTCTACCAACTGGCAAAACTTGAAGCACCTAGGGTATCTGATTACTCTGAGAATGTAACCTTTGCTTATGGTCATGCAGTAGGTGAAGGGATTCAGCAGTATCTAATTACAAGGGACATTACCAAAGCAATCTGGGCTGCCTTTCTCTTCTGGGATACAGACTACGCTGATGTAAATGAGAAGCAGAAGAAGTCTTTTCCTGAGGCTGTGGCTGCTTTGTTAATGCTCCATGAGTTGTGTGAGGGAGGATTGCTTGATGATTATGAGGTGGTCGAATTTAACGGCAAGCCAGCAGCAGAACTTTCTTTCCGAATTAAGTTCCTACACACGACTTACCGAGGATATATTGACCTCGTATTACGACATCGCGGAACTGGCGAACTACTCATTCTCGAGCTTAAGACTTCATCTGCAACCTGGGTCAACCACTATAACTACAAGAACTCAGCGCAGGCTATTGGATATAGCGTCATTCTGGATAAGATTGCACCTGGAACCACAGCATATTCCGTTCTCTATCTTGTCCAGATGACTAAGCTGGAGCGCTTCGAAGTCTTTGAGTTCCCGAAGACATACCACCAGCGGGCACTCTGGATTAAGGATAGGCTCTGGGATGAGCAAGTATTAGTTGGCATGGCACAGTCTTACGGGAACTATGGTATCTGGCCAACTCATGGTGAGTCTTGCACTCGCTTTGGTAAGACCTGCCAATATATGGATAGCTGCCACCTCACTACGGAGAATCTCATGAGTCCACTTAGGGAGAACCAGTTAGTTGAAGACAAAGAGTATGATTTTGAATTCACTGTCCAAGAACTTCTTGAGGTATCATCATGAAATTCTCTCATGCTGTTTTAACTGGTGCAATGCTCGGTGCATTGGTTGGTCTGGGTGTTGCCTGGACTGAGGATGTATCAACTCAGGCAGGTTATGAAGCTGGCCTGGCAGATGGTATCAAAGCAGGTAAGGAATACAAGAACGTAGAGCTTGCCACTGTCTTCGCACCTTACGGCTACCACAAAATTCGCATGGCCAAGAAAGACTGTGAGGCTAAGTCTGGCATGATCTGTAAGATTTACGGGGGCTTTGCTCCTGACATCAAAGCTACTCGTGAAGAGCCAGTAAAGAAGGGGCCACTATGACTTCGATGGATGAGATAAACAAGCCAGTCATCCTTACCCAAACTCTCTTTGACCAAGCATTCGCCTATAACTTTGGCGAGTTCTTCAAGCAAGAAGACTGGGCTGGGATGATTGCCTTCTCAGTAGATCTCCTGGAGAATCATAACCCTGATGAGGGTATGAGAGTTGAACTCCTAACCGCAGTTGCAATGGGTCAGATTGGTATGGCTCAGAAGTTTACTCGGGAGCTGGAGAGTTATGGGAAGGCACTACGGGACAAGCTCTTTGTTACCCCAGCGGAAGCTAAGGTAGTCATGGAGAATGTAATGACTGCCGCAGGTCTTAATGCAGATGGTTTTGGGAAGGTTGTGTTCCCTACTGGAGAGAGTGATGCCAAGCCTGAATGATATGGAAGAAAGTAAGATCAAGCATGTTGTGGTATATGGTGGGCCGAAGTCTGGGAAAACTGAGCTGGTAGGTAAGTTGTCTGAGGAATTTAATCTCAAGTGGTTTGACCTGGAGAAAGGAGTTGGTACCCTCTTTAAGTTGCAGCCAGAGTGGAAGAAGCGCATCGAGGTTATGCAGATTCCAGATAACCGTGGGACTCCCATGGCAATTGAGACCATGCTCAAGGTAATCAAGGGTGGGCCAGTTGAAATCTGCCACACTCATGGGAAGGTAAGTTGTCCTATCTGTAATAAGGAAGGTAAGCCTAAGTCTAGGTTCTGCCTGAATGAGTTAGGGCCAAAGGATTGTCTGGTTGTGGACTCTCTTACCCAGCTCACAAATAGTGCCATCGCAAACATAACAAGAAACCAGCCGGATGATTACAAACTTAAGCAAGACGACTGGGGCAATCTCAGTAAGGTGATGGATACTTTCTGTTCTTATGTGCAGTCTGCACCTTTTAACATTGTCTGTATCTCTCACGAGAATGCAGTGCAAGTAGTTGGGGCGATTGAAGGGACTGAGCGCTTGGTTCCAGTTGCAGGTTCATCGAAATTCTCACGCAATATGGCGAAGTACTTTGATGAAGTTGTGTACTGTGAAGTTAAGAACAAGAAGCATACCTTTGGATCCACTACCACCTTCGCAAACAACAAGCTAACTGGTGGCCGGAGTGGATTCTCACTCGAAGCAAGTCTCGAACCTCGTCTACTTGACCTCTGGAAATAAGGAAGCTCATCATGAAAGTACCATTCAAGAAGCCAGCACCAGCACTTCGGGTAGGCATGGAAGTTATCCCTCACACTCACCGCACCAAGACTGTGAGGGATGCATTCGGTGTAGTCATAGCAATTTACGAGACTGCAACAATAGCTTATCCTGCTGGCCATCCTATGCGAGTCTACAAAGATGCGAAGCGGGCACTCAAGCGGGGGGAATAGCTATGGCTATGCAAGTAGTGTCAGTTCGTCATGCTGGGGACTTCATAGATGGGGCAGAGTTAATTGCCATAGAGCAATTTCAGGGGGAGTTAGATGTTAGGATGTTGGAAGATGGGATTCTCCAAGTTAAGGTAATGGACAAGGAAGGTATCTACCAACTTCGGGCAATGTACAAGCAATGGTACGGCCTACTCATTCAGGATGTGATCATGCCTCCTGAGTCTACTGATAAGGTTATAGCTATCGGTAGTGGTAAGAAGCAAGACCGGGAATAATCCCAACTAAGTAATCCAATCTAGTAAAGGGAAACAAATCATGAGCGAAGCATTCAACCTTCTCGACAGTAGCGTAGATGACCTGGCTGACCTGGAGAAATTCACTCCCATCCCGGCAGGTACTCACATGCTCCGCTACAACTGGAGCTTCCCGGAGCATGATGAGCAAGTCATTGTGCAACTGAAGCTGACCGTAGTTGAGACTCTGGAGATGGCAAATTCCAGCGAGCCTCATCCTGAGCCGGGCAAGACTGGGAACATTCGTTTCCCTATCTGCATGAAAGATGGTAGCCCCATCATTGCATTGTCCGGCAAGGAAAATACCTTCGGTCAGGGCCAGCTCAAGGAGATTATCTCCGTCCTGAAGGGTACTTACGGGGGAGAGACTACTCGGGAGGTGATCATGAACAGCGAAGGGGCAGAGATTGCTACCACTCTCAAGGTACGGGCAAGCAAGAATGATCCGGATCAGAAGTTCAACGAGATCAAGTGCCTGCTTGTAGCTGAGTAGGAAGTTACATGGACAAGGATGTCCTTTTCTTTTTGGGTGGCTGTACTTTTATTTAGCAGGAGAGTTGATATGATGAAGAATCAGAAGATAGGTGAGCGTCACTCGGACTTAGAATGCAAGAAGTGTGGCATGGAGTTGGTCTGGAAGGGTGGAATCCTAGATGGTAAGATGACCTGCCCAAATAACTTCTGCGTGGATAAACCATTCGATGGTGCCAGTGTGGATACTGTCTGGGTGGATGAACTTAGTGGGGATAAGTACAAGAGTTTCTCAGGCTCTGGTATCTCAGTTATCTCAGCACCTCAGATACCAGATCCCCTTCCTCGCGTACCTGTGAGCGCAGTTATGGCTCGTTACTACAAGGAAGTAACTCACGCTCATAGGGGCTGGTGTATACACTATGTAATCAGTACCCAGTGTGACTGTGGCCATCTAGCACCTTGCCCCTATCCAGAGCCTGGGATTGAGATTGTAGAGAAAGGTCACTACGGAAAGATAGTCCCATAGGAGATTAAGATGCCAGCTCCAATTAGTAAGATGACTTTGGAAGTTCTAGCTCGGGCATATTACGGGCTACCTCTAGAGATAAGCAGGCCAAGATACGCTAAAGCAGCTCAGACTTCTAGCCTAAAGAGTTGCTTCAAGAATGGCTGGATCACGGAAGAGAGTAGGCTGAATGAGCAAGGCTTGCATACCTTGGTTAGTGAACTCAAAGCAGAGAAGCGCAGACATGAAAAAGCGAATCACTAAGAATGAGTACCGGAGATTCACTAACGCCAGTGGGTTCATCATTGATAGGAGAGACGTGGAACCTTTCCACAAACTCTTCATTAAGGTGTTCACTCTGAGGAAGCAGCTCCTGCGCGCGCAAGTAAAAGAGATTGGACAGCAGGCTCTGATCAGTGAAGCTGCGGCAAGAGAGTTTATTGAGACTTACCTGATTAAAGGAATGGGGATAGAAGAAGATGAGCCAAGGTAACTGCCTTATTTTCTTTGTTCAGATGCGCCCAAAGATTCTGCTGGACAGAGAAGATTTAATTAAGTTTGGCTTATGCTACGCCAGAATAGTACAAGGCTATGTGTTGGTTTGTGTGAAGGGTAAGTGGGAACTTCTGCATAGAGCTATCATGGATTTTCCACAGGGTCAGGTTGATCACAGGAACAGAGATAAGTTAGATTGCAGAAAGTCTAATCTAAGAGAAGCCACCCATGCCCAGAACATCACAAATAGGCTGTGCTCTGATCTTAATACTTCTGGCTACAAAGGAGTGCATTGGAATAAAAGAAAGCAGCGTTGGACTGCCAGGATAACTCATAACGGAAGAAGATTTTTCTTGGGTAATTTTAAAACAGCAGAAGAAGCTGCAATCATTTACAACGAGGCTGCTAAGAAGTACCACCAAGAGTTCTGCGGCTTAAATATTCTTAAGAAGGAGGAGATATCCCATGAGTAAATCTAAAGCTGAGGGAATCCTCCTACTCATTCAGGGGGCTAAGTTCCCAGGGGATCAGGATGCAGATACCCCTTACCTCTCTAGGCTGGGTGGGATTCTTGCCTCAGTTAAGGTCAAGGTATATGACAAGGCGCCGACCACAGTTACTGAGATAGTTCTCATGGCTAGGAAGGCTGGCCTAACTCACATCATCTGTACTCGTGAGGACGTACTAAAGAAGCTACTCCCCGAGGGCAGGGAGAAGAAAGCCAAGCTCTCAAACTATGCAGGCAGCATCATCCCATTTACTGTGCAGGGGGAAGATACAGAGTTCCTATTTCTGGCCCCCCTGAAGCAGCTTATCTCTGTAGCTCACGGTGAGTTCCTTGCCCGGCGCTATGTCTCTAAGTTTGTCTCTCCTGATAAGTTCAGGACACCCTCCCAGTTTAATTGGAAGATAGTAAATGATCGGCTAGATGCTGACATGATGATGGATTATTTAAAGACTTGTGACTTAGTCGCAGTGGATATCGAGACAGCTAAAGAACCGCACCCTGCCATTACTATGGTGGGGTATTGTGGTTTCCGTCTCTCTACTAATGAGTCTTATGCCTACGTAATTCCAATCAAGAGTATGGATGCAGTAGAGTGGATGCGTCGGGCCAATGCTACTAACATAAGGAAGGTAATGCAGAATGGAAAGTATGACCTCTCCTACTTCTTCATGTATGGTGCTCCGCTCATTGCGTATCTCTATGATACTGCTAATGCTTTCCATGCCTGGTACTGTGAACTCCCCAAGGTACTCGAAGCTATCTCCGCCTTCTTCATACGAGACTCCATGTACTGGAAAGACTTGGCTGACACTGGGGATTTCATTGAGAAGTGTAGATATAATGCTCTGGATGTTTGGTCCACCGGCGAGTCATTTCTGGGCTGGTTACTCGAAGCTCCACAATGGGCTAAGAGAAATTATGTATCTGAGTTCTCTGTAGTTCCAGCATGCCACATGTGTGAGATGACTGGCATAAAAAGAGACATGGGCAAACTTAAGGAAGCAAATAATGAGTACATCCAAAAGCAAGCTGCTACTCTTGCAAGTATTCAGCGAATGCTTAAGATCCCTAACTTCAACCCATCCAGCCCGAAGCAGTGCTTGGCACTCGTCAGAGCATTGGGAGATCGCCAAGCTAAAAATGCAGACGAGAAGCAGCTTGTCTCAACAAGTTTCAAGCATCCCCTTAATGAACGTATTCTGGGGGCAATACTGGATTATCGGGGTGACAGGAAGTTATCGAGTACATACCTTACAGTTGACGAAGGCGCCAAGGAGTTTGGTCCCCCCGGCAAAGAAAGAATTCTCTTTAGCCTTAATCCACACGGGACAGATACTGGGAGACTTGCGAGCAAAGAGCATCACTTCTGGTGCGGACTTCAAATTCAGAATATCCCTGCTGGCGAAGCAGTCAAGGAAACTCTGGTTGCTGATGATGGATGGGAACTATGGGAAGCCGATTACTCTCAAGCTGAGGATAGGGGAGTTGCTTATAAGTCTGGAGATATAAACCTACTTGAGGTATTCGCAAGTGGACAAGATTCGCACAAGGTCAAAGCGTCACTCTTCTTTGGAGTTCCCTACGACGAAATCACGAAAGTTATCCGCGATCTTGGGAAACGTGTTAATCATGGTGCTAATTATAATATGGGTGCTTACGTGCTCGTTGAAACGATGGGGCCGCGAGCTATCCGCGAAGCTCAGAGACTTCTAGGACTTCCGAAACATTGGGATCTAAAGGGTGTTGCAACCTACCTCCTTAACGTGTATGATAAAACCTTTCCCACAGTAAAACACGATTACTATGACTCCATTAAGAGAGACGTTAAGCTAAGTAAGATGCTAGTAGGGGATACTGGCTGGACTCGGTATTGCTTTGGTGATCCCTTCAAGAACAAGATGGACTTAAACTCCTATGTCGCTCACGTTACACAATCCCTCAATGCAATGATCCTGAATAAAGCTTTCCTGCTTGTATTTAAGGAGCTTGCATTCCTGCCTGAGTTTAAGTTGCTTGCTCAGATACATGACAGCATTCTGGTCCAGACAAAGATAGGGCATGGCTACCTAGCTGAGAGAGTTAAGGATCTTATGACTTTCCCAGTTACGGTAACAGATTGCGCTGGTATTAAGCGTGAGATGTTGGTTCCCGTAGACATCAAGAAGCTTGGGAGAACCTGGGCAGGAGAGAAGGACAGTGTCTAAACAAAGCAGTGCTCTAAGATTCCTCAGGAAGAAGCACCCTGAGATACTGTTAGACCCAGAAGACTTTGAAGAACTAAAAAATTGCCAAGCTTGGTTTGGTAGTCATGGCTATGTAGTAATAAATTACAAAGGAAAGCCGGAACTTTTACACAAGGTTATACTGGGGCTAGATTTAGAGTTTGTAGACCACAAAAACAGAAACAAACTTAACTACTTACGAGATAATCTAAGAGCAGCAACTCGTGATCAAAATAATCAGAATGTAGGGGTACAAAGTAACAATACGTCTGGCTATAAAGGAGTTAGCTGGGCGAAAGCAAGGAACAAATGGAGAGCAGCTATCTGTGTTAACAGGATAAATCGCCACATTGGATTTTACCTGACCAAGGAAGAGGCAGCCATTGCTTATAATGAGGCTGCGAAACTACACCACGGAGAGTTCGCTTTCCTAAACGTCGTAAAGGACGACACTCAAAATAACTAGGAGTCTCCTATGGCTGAGTTCTTTCGAGACTACTTAGAGTATGCAGGCGGTAATGAAACTCCCAGCTTTTTTAACAGGTGGAGCGCAATTGGAATGGTCGGGGCGTGGTTAGGCAGACAGACTTATTTTCAGTTTGGCAGAGCTAGGCTTCATACAAACCAGTACATCATGCTGTTAGGCAGCGCTGGGACTAAAAAGAATACCGCAATCAACACTGCAAAAGCTCTTATTAAAGCCGCCGGCTACTCGACAATAGCGGCAGAAAAGACCTCTAAGGAAAAGTTTCTTATGGATCTTAGTGAGGGAATGGAAGGAAGTGAAAAATCTCTAGGTAATATGTTGGATGAGAATCTATGGGGGCAGGGGGATACTACAGACTGTAAAGAAATTTGGGTAGCCAAAGGTGAATTTCAGGACTTCTTTGGGAATAACATCCTAGAGTTTGTATCCATGCTAGGAGAACTATGGGACTTCGAAGGGTTATACCCAGTGAGAGTTAAGAATGGCAAATCATTCATCATACCAAACCCAACTATTAGCATACTTGGCGGAAACACACAGACAGCCTTTGCGAGTGCTTTCCCACCCGAGGCAGTCGGGCAAGGTTTCTTCTCGCGAGTTATTGCAGTCTATGCTAAGCCGACAGGAGTCAAAGTTACGTGGCCTAAGACACCAGCAGAGGGAGAGACAGCAGAGTTTGTACAAAGACTTACGGCGATTAAAGAAGCATGTATCGGTCAGATTAGTTTCGAAGCGAGCGCAAAGAATCTTGTTGATAAAATCTATAAAGCCTGGCAACCCATTCCTGATATCCGCTTTGACTCGTATAGCAATAGACGGCTTGCACACCTTATTAAGGTAAGCATGATTCATGCAGCCACGAGATGCAGTATGGTGATAACTGAGGAGGATGTAGTTAGGGCGAATACGGTGCTTCACCATGCAGAGTTCTTTATGCCAGAAGCATACGGTGAGTTTGGTAATGCAAGAGTCTCAGTGCAGACCCATAAGATCATGACAATCCTAGATGATTCCACTGGCCTAACTACAGCAGAACTGTGGGGAAAGATGCAGAGTGACTTCGATAAGATTGATAACTTCGTAACCTGCCTTAGTGGCATGAGCCATGCAGGTAAGATTCAAACCCACGGGGATAAGGTGTACCCTGTGAGGAAAGTAGTACAAGAAATATCCAGTGACATGCTGGATTATTCCTATCTTACAAAGCAGGAGTTACGCTAATGAGTTTAGTAGACGGCCCAGCTTGGGAGAAAGAGAACCCTCCCCAGCCTAAGGAAAGTAGCGTGGAGGCAACACTGGCTGAACGAGGCAGCAGGTACGGTGACTTCTCTGATCATGCAGTAATTTGCCAGCGATTGCAGGATACAATGCGTAACTTCTATCCTGGGTCATCGCCAGATGCAGCTTGGGATAAGTTATCTGCTGTCCACAAGCAAGCGCTAACTGTAATCGCAGACAAGATAGCGCGCATTCTCAGCGGTGATCCTAACTATGCAGACAACTGGCATGATATCCAGGGTTACGCTAAGTTGGTAGAAGATAGGCTGCCCAAGAGTTTCCCTTGTGACATTGACAGAGTTATTGCGTCTAAGGGACTTGATACTGGTATGAATGGTGCAAGTCATTGCAAGCACGGTGTCCGAACTGGTGGACGTTGCCAATACTGTGCAGGAGTATGTAGTCATGGAATCCCTGCTAATGAAGGTTGCCGAACCTGCGCTGGAGAGTTCTGATGAGTAAGCCAAAACGACCAGTACTTCCAATCATGCTGGACTGTGAGACTCTGTCACTTGATCCATACGCTGCAATCATTGATATTGCTTTGGCCCCCATTGGGGAGTTTGGCCAAGGTAAGCGTTGGCTGGTAACTCCGTCCTCGTATGACTGCAACCCCAACTTCGTGCGAGACCCAGAGACTGTAGCATTCCATGCAAATAACAAGTCAGGTATCCTGGAAGATGCAGAACTTACTGGGCACTCCTGGCAACGGGCGGCAATGGAACTTCACGCTCACCTGCATGACTTGACCAGCCAGTATGAGATTCACATGTGGAGCCAAGGTAAGGACTTTGACTTCCCTCGCCTGGATCACCTCTTTGCAGAGGCGGGACTTAAGACTCCCTGGAAGTACAGTCACACTCACTGTCTCCGGGACTTTGCTAAGTTCTACCCAGAAGTTAAGCGCTCCTGGTGGGGGAATCATACGGCGATGAAAGATGTGCAAGCGCAAGTTAAGCACATCAAAGATATTGCGGCATACTCGGAGCGGTTCTATAACTTCCTGTATGGGATTGATTGCACTGGCGTGAGCGAGGGGGAGTAAGATATGGGTAGCACAGGACCAATGAGACCATCAGGTACGACTCATATGCGAATAGCTCCAGTCATGGAAGCTGTGCAGTCTGAGCTAAAGAACCATCCAATGCTAAAGGATCAGCTTGCTTTCCCTGGCGCAGTCAAGACTTTCGAGGATGGGCTAGCTATCATGGCAGCCTACGTTGATCTGGTCTTGGATGGTGAGTACGACGGAGATGATGTTGTGAAGATTTATGAAATCATTTACAAGCGACTAATCAATAAGCGTGGCCCAGTTGCCACGATTGGCAAAGGTAAGGGGAGATAAGACTATGGTGATGAAATTAGGCAGTGGCATTGTTAGAACTTCTAGCTTGCCAAAGTTTGCTGGGGACCTGGTAGAGCAGGCGCT